AAGACGCCGGGAGAAAACCGTATTCACCAACACTTTTCGGTAAAGTGGTCCGCAACGCAGACAAAAAACTAATGTGCAACCGATCCGGTTCAAATCCGGACCGCCCTAACCAAAGATAGCGAGGTATCGAATATGGGTGGATTAATTTATGACGAAAACGGCAAAGTTATAGGTCATGTTACTTCGCCGGATAGATTAACAGCAGAAAGCATCGAGTTTTGGGAGAAGGAATACGGCATCGAATTGCGCTGCGATATATGCAACGTCCGGTTGCAGCCCGGGGACCAAAAAGATCATTTCTGGCCGTACTTTTCGGACGATAACCGCTGCAGGAAGTGTTTAGAAAAAGAGAAAACCTGAACCCATTGGCTCCGGGTCGATGACCATGGGACCGGTTGGCGGGAGGCCCGGGGCGTTATGTATAGATGATATGTGTGTTATGTGTGGATCTTAAAACAGCCTGGTCCAGCGGCTTGTGCCAGCCGGGGCCGCTGGGGAGGCTGGATGAATATAGGCGTAAAGGAGGTCTATGGAATGTATGTATATCTATGGAGGGGTTGGAATGCTACAAGAGAACACCTTATTCGGAGTAAAAGATAAAGTAAAAATAGCAATAGACCGTCTCCAAACATTTGAACCGCCAGAAGGATATTATTTAGCTTTTAGCGGAGGAAAGGACAGCCAGTGTATTTATCACCTTGCCAAAGAAGCAGGGGTAAAGTTCGATGCACACTACAACCTGACAACAGTTGACCCGCCAGAATTAGTTTACTTTATCCGTGATAATTATCCTGATGTCATTATAGACAAGCCAGAAATGTCGATGTGGAAACTGATAATCAAAAATAATGGTCCTCCGACACGAATGCAAAGGTGGTGTTGTAGGGAATTAAAAGAGCGTGGCGGGGAAGGGAGAATTTGTGTAACAGGAGTTAGGTGGGCAGAAAGCACAAGACGAAAAGCCAACAGAGCAGCGTTTGAAGTGCTTGCGAGTAAAAAAGAGGACAAGCAACTATTTAACGACAATGACGAGGACAGACGATTGTTTGAAAATTGTATGCAGAAAGGGAAGCGAATAGTAAATCCCATTATAGATTGGACAACGGATGATGTTTGGGAGTATATCCATACCCGAGGTTTGAAATACTGCAAACTTTATGACGAAGGATTTGCACGGTTAGGCTGTATTGGCTGTCCGATGGCAGGTAAAAACCGAATTAATGAATTTAAGAGATGGCCTAAATATAAAGCTCAATACATAAGGACTTTCGATAAGGTAGTAAAAAAACGCAAGACAAAAGGAATGAAATGTACTTGGGAAACAGGCGAAGACTTAATGAATTGGTGGATATACGAAAAAGGAAAGGAACACGAAATTGAAGGGCAGGCAGATTTATTTGAGGAGGTTGAGTCATGAACCGTTTTAAATGCCTTGCTTGCGGGCGTAATCAGTACACATCAAAGGACGAGGCAGAAGGATGTATATATTGCGGACACAAGGAATTGAAGAAGATGGAGACGCTGGAGCCGGAGGAGAGTGAAGAGTAGAAATGAAGCCGATCATTTTCAGCACGCCTATGGTTCAGGCGATTTTGGACGGCAGAAAAACTCAGACGAGAAGAGCGGTTTTTATACCTGAAAGGAGGAATTATGAAAATCAACATTGATGGCCCATATCGGGAGAAACGAGGGCTGGCACAAGAATTACGAGCCTACATAACCATCTTGAAAATTGTCGCAATCACCGCCATCCTGCTAATCGGCATCCACACCATCAACCAGCTCGATGCCATCATGACCCAGCAGGCCCACATCATCAAGACCCAGGCCGATGCGATGGACCAGCTGATGTGGATTCGGCAGGATATCGATGCGTTGCAAGAACCGGAAATCGACGATTCCAGCGAGGTAATGCTGACATCTGAAGAAAGAGACCTTGTCGAGAGGATTGTAGCCAGCGAGGCAAGGGGCGAGCCGATCGAGGGCATAATGGCGGTGGCTCAGTGCATCCGGGATAGATCTCAGCTATGGGGAATGACAGTGACGGAGATCTGCTTGGCTCCCGGTCAATTTGCAGCTCCATACCAGGGCGAGATCAGCCCGGAAGTTGTACAGGCAGTCTGGGCGGTGTTCGATGAGGGGATGAGCGTACTCGAGATTCCTACTACACACTTCCACGCCGACTACGTTTCGCCTTACTGGACAGCGGATAAGGTGAGCCGGGGTAGTATCGGGTCTCATCGGTTCTACGGGGAGTGACGACATGGCAGGATTCAAAGATAAAAGAGACTTAAACCGATACCCACGGTCAGGGCTTGCCAACTCGGGCAGGTCGGCTGGCATGGGGATTAGCTACGACTTGGCCGGAGGAAGTTGTGAAACAAGAGTTATTTTTGTGAAGGTGGAGGGTTTAAAATGGCTCAAGAATCAAGATATTCAAAAGTGTTTGTAAAGATTTGGCACTCGAAAGACTTTAGGATGTTGTCTGAAGAAGGTAAGATGCTCTTTTTGTACCTGCTTTCCTCTCCGCATCGTAATATGGGCGGATTTTATTATCTGCCATTGCCTTACCTTTGTTTTGATGTAGGTCTCGACGAAGAAAGAGTTTCTAAAGCCTTTGAAGAGCTAACCGATAAAGACATGGCCCTATATGATTATAATACCCAGGTGGTTCTCATAAAAAAATGGTTCTGTTACAACCCTATTGAGAATGAAAACCAGGCTAAAGGTTTGAATAAACAATTAGCCGAGATACCTAAAAGTAAATTGTTTAAACCCTTTGTAGACTGCGTAAAAGAATACTGCAAATACATAGAAAGCATACTTAAAGGGTTTGACATACCCTCTGAGCACCCTTCCGAAACCCTTTCAAAACCCTATACTAAACCAGGAACAGGAACAGGAACAGGAACAGGAACAGTATCAGGAGCAGGAGATAATAGTCCGAACCCTCCGGGCCCGGACGCGCAGCAAGAAACCCAGGAGGTCCAGGAGACCGGCGAAGATGACAAGGAAGAGTCCAAGCACACCGAAGACAGCCCGCCTTACAGAGCGGCCGTATATCTTCGCAATCGCATATTAGAAAATAACGTCAGGGCCAGAGTGCCGCCTGAAGACCCAGAGGACAAGCTCATGCAAAAATGGGCCCAGGAGATGGACAGGCTTCACCGGATCGGTCCGCCAGGAGGAACCAGTGGCTACAGCTGGCAGGAGATCCGGCAGCTCATTGATTTTTCGCAGGATAATGATTTCTGGCGGTCAAACATCTTGTCTGCTGCAAAACTGCGGGAGAAGTGTGTCCAACTTGAAAATCAGATGAAACGGAACAACTCTAAGCCTAGAGGTCACCCAACTATGTCTAAAAACGTGGCCAATGCATTGCGATTGGTTGAAAAATATTCTCAGGAAGAAGGTGGATATTCATGACCAAAGGCGAGGTAGCGAAACTTTTAGCGGTATTAGCAGCATCGTATCCCAAGTTTGAGGTCGACGACCTTAAGGTCCATGTATGGCATGAGATGCTTGGGGACCTGGATTATGCAGCGGCAAGCATGGCCGTCAAAAAACTAATCATGCAAAACACATTCCCGCCGGCAATAGCTGAAGTGCGGAAAGCGGCCATTGAAATATCTTCCCCAAGGGTGTTAACGGCGGCTGAAGCATGGGGGGAAGTAGTTAATGCTGTCAGGAACTACGGCTATTACCGTGGAGAAGAGGCTTTAGCCAGCTTGTCACCAACTACGGCCCAGGTAGTTCGTTACATAGGCTGGCGAGAGATTTGCTGGAATGAAGAACCGGAAATTTTACGTGCACATTTCCTGCGGATGTACGACCAGATTATTGCCAGGGAACAAGAAAAGCAACTTTTACCTTCGGCAATGCAGGCTGAGATTAAGAAGTTTGCTAAGAAATATAACATCAGTTTAATAGAAGGAGGTAATGCCGGATGATAAACAAGCGATACCATGTCAGTGGCATATTTAGTTTGGCGGTAGAAGGCAGGGATAGTCTGGAGGCCAAAGAAACTGCAGCAAGGATACTTCGATGCAGCGGGATAAATGGGTCTGTAGTTGAGATTAGTGAGGTGAGGATGGATGAACAAGGTGATACACAAAATCACTATCCCAGGCCGTCCGGTCCCGAAAGGTAGGCCCAGGCTAGGCGTGCGTGGCAGAACAGCCTACGTGTATACTCCGCCCGAGACAAAGGAGTATGAGCGGTTGGTGGGTTGGGTTGCAAAGTCTGAGGGATGTCGGCCAGTTGAGGGTCCGGTGTCTGTCGCCCTAAGTGTGTATGTGAAAGGGAGACTGGACGCGGATAATATCGCAAAATCAATTTTGGATGGGTTGAACGGCGTAGCATACGAGGATGACGACCAGGTGATAGAGCTGCTGGTTCGCAAGCACAAGGTAAAGCGCAAAGAGGAAGAGCGGGTGGAGATAGAGATTAGGGAGTTTAAGGAGGTGGGGTAGATTGAAGTTGTACCATTTTACCGACAGTGCCCGGGAGAGAGGGGAAAGAACATGAAGATGAAAAGAGCGACATACAGACACATAGAGGCGGAAATATATAACTATTGCGACACACTGAAAGCAATAGAAGAATTGCGAACAGATATAATCCTAGCCGGCCGCCAAGAGGCATATGGAGCCGTTGCTGGAGGCAGATTCGCAGGCACAAGCATAGTAGAGCGCCGGGCAACGAAGCTGGCGGATAGTGTCTTGCTCAGGGAGATGGAACGCATTACGAAGGCCATAGCGGAAACATACGCCCGGGCCAAGGAGGAATGCCGCCGGGTGGTTTGGGTGAAATATGGGCTGGCGCTGAATGGATGGCAGCCGCCGGCGGAGCTTGTAGCGCGGATGGAGGGGCGAAACCGGTTCGATATGTCGCCGGATGATATGGCGGAGGTGCTGGCGGTAGACAGGGCGACGTTTCACCGGTATCGCAGCGGGTTTGTTTATGGTGTAGCGGAGAGGTTAGGATGGTATTGATATGACTGAATTTATACGGGAATTGGGTTTTGGGGAGCTCGTTATAAAAGTGCAAGACGGTTTACCTGTCATGGTGGAGCGGGCTAAAGAGAAGATAAAATTGTGACGCATTCTGCAATTTATGCGAAGGAAGTGTATAAAATGTTACTGTTACCAGGTCAAAAAGGAACTGAAATATTAAGGGTTGCTGATGGTGTTGTAAGGCTCTGTTATGATACTGAAACTGATTCCTGTAGCATAGGCCTAAGAACTACTAAAGATGTAGAATGGAAATACATTAGTAAAGAGTTGCATGATTTATTAGTTAAGGAATTGGCAGAGCAGGAGGGGAATAAATGACACTACAGGCACAGGAAATAAAAAGGTTAAAAAATGAAGTAGAAAAACTAAAAGCAGATTTACGTGGAAAAGATAATGAAATAAATGATTTAAAAGCGTTAGTTGATTATTTAAGACAATTTAGACCCAACAAAGAAGAAACTACAACTCAAGGTTAGACTACAATGTAATTCACATGAAGTAAGGTGGTATGTATGTATATTAAATATCATGGCTTTAAGTGTGAATGTGGGGAAATTGTTTCCCCGCCCTTTAACGAATTACATTTTGATATGAGAGAAGGAGAGATTTTAGAAAACGGTTCAGGTGAGCTAATTTGTGAAAAATGCGGAGCAATATACGAATTAGAGGACATGGAATTTACACCGATATTTGTTAGAACAGATAAGAAAGATGAAAACGGACTTTATTTCATTAGAATACGTTCAAATTGATGAACATTGTTTCAAACAACTTTCATGGTGGAGGCTACAATTTGAAGATAGGTTTAATAGATGTTGACGGTCACAATTTCCCAAACTTGCCTTTAATGAAAATATCTGCTTTTCATAAAAGTTTTGGTGATGATGTAGAATGGTTTTTCCCTTTAAATCGATATGACAGAGTATATATTTCTAAAGTATTTGATTTCACACCAGATTATGAAATGTGCATCCAGGCAGATGAAATAATTAAAGGCGGGACTGGATATGGACTTGAAAATAAATTACCTTACGAAATTGAAAATATCTATCCTGATTATGAACTTTACGGAATAAAAAATACAGCATATGGCTTTTTAACAAGAGGTTGTCCCCGAAATTGCCCATTCTGCATAGTAAGCAAAAAAGAAGGCAGATATAGTTATCAAGTAGCGTCTTTAAGGAAATTCTGGAATGGGCAGAAAGAGATTAAACTCTTAGACCCTAACTTATTGGCTTGTCCTGATAGATTGGAACTGTTGGACCAACTTATAGAAAGCAAGGCATGGATTGATTTTACGCAAGGCTTAGATATTCGGCTAATGACAGATGAGGTAATCGATAAAATCAAGCAACTAAAAATCAAAATGCTACACTTTGCATGGGATACAGATGAACAATCAGACTTAATAATCCAAAATCTTAAATATTTTAAAAAGCAGGCTGATATAAACATGAGGAAAACTAGGGTTTATGTATTAGTAAATTACAATACCAATTTCGAATTTGACTTATATCGTATATACAAGTTGAAAGAACTAGATTATGACCCTTATGTAATGATATATGACAAACAAAATGCTCCTAAAAAAATTCGTGAACTTCAGCGGTGGGTAAACAACAAGTTTATTTTTAGAAGTTGTGAAAGATTTGAAGATTACAAAAAGGTTACTGCTACGAAAGTTAAATACCCGTAAAATGGTGTTTTATAGTATTTAGGGATAGGTATAAAATAAAACTGCGACTTTTCTGCGACGACTTTAGAAAAAGTATGGTTTATAATATATACTGAGGAGCCGTCCGGGAGGGCGGCTTTTTGTATTGGGTGACATGGTTGCCGGCACAGGCCGGAGGGTGTACGCACCGAAAGGCAGGGGTGGGGCAGGGTGCGAAAAGACTTTCTAACAATGGTGTTTGACATTGAGTTAAAATAAATAGCAGCAAACTACAAGCACCTACCGATGTAAGTGCTTTTTGTGTGGGTGATAGCATGGCTAAGGAATGGGCAGCTTGGTTCTACAATAGCAAACCCTGGATAGATTGCAGACTTGCTTTTTTACGAAGCAAGTTTTTTATTTGTGAAAGGTGCGGCGGGGTTGCAACAATAGCACACCATATAACATACTTGACACCCAAGAACATTAACGATCCAAACGTGACATTAAACTGGGACAACTTGGAAGCGCTATGCCAGGACTGCCACAACAAAGAGCATCAAAGCAAGTATAGCGCTACCAGGGAAGATGTGATGTTTGATGAGAATGGGGACTTGATACCTGCCAGGGGTACCCCCCCTATTTAAAAAGCTAGGGGCGCCAAAGGATACCGTGTGGCCTGCCTCCGAAAACCTCGGAACGATCGCGCACATGAGGGGGGTCGAAAAGGGCTTAAAAAGGTGGTGAAATTTATGCGACTTTACAGCAATGAAGAGAAAGATAGACAGACAAAGAAGGAGATGCTGAAACTTCGCCGACTATTCAAGAATTTGCCAAAAGATAAAATGAAGGCTGCCGATGGGCTGATTCAGGAAGCCGCTTTTATGAAGGTCACCCTTGAGGAGACAAGGCATGTGATAGACCAAGAAGGCATCCTGGAAAAATTCGAGCAGGGAGCGCAGAAGTTTTTAAGGGAGCACCCGGCAACAAAAGTGTATAACACCATGATTAACAGATATGCAACGGTCTGCAAACAGCTATTTGATATGGTTCCCGACCCTGAAGCCGGCAAACAAGCAGAAGATGAACTCATGGCTTTTGTGAAGAAGGCGAGGAAATGAGCCGGACAAATTATATACTCGAATATTGGAATAAAATCCAATCTGGCGAAATTGTTGCTTGTAAACGCCTCATTCAGCAATATCAAAAACTTGTTGACGAACTCAACAACCCACGAGACCCGTGGGTTTTTGATATTGAAAAAGCGACAAGGCCGATTGAGTTCATCGAAACATTTTGCCGACATAGCAAAGGCAAGTGGAT